GGCCCTTGCCACCTGCACAAGAAACGCGTGCAGGCTCAAGGGCTGGGCTAGTTTCCCGCGTCTTCGCGTGGCGGTGTGGCAGCGGGGCGGAGGATGGCGCGGGTGGTCTCCGCGTCCTCAATGACGAGATCCACCACGCGTAGGATCTCCAGCAGATCAGCCTCGCTAGCGGCATCGAGCTCGGCATCGCTCCACGCATCGATCACGCTGCGCAGATCGGCGGCGTCTGGGTGCGCGTTCCATTCGGCGGGCTGATGGGTCATGAGCCAGAGGGCCAGCACGGCATTGCGCAGGCGCGGGGTGCTGCGACCGCCGAGAGCGCGAAGCAGATCAGCGGTGGCGTGCTCGTGCTCGGCGGTGCCTTCCGTGCAGGCAGCGCGGCGGTCCATGGCGGACTGCTGCGCCGGCGTGAGCGGCGCGGCTTTAAGACGGATGAATTCAAACACCGATTCGCGGCTAAAAGTCCACAGCAGCGGTTTGCCGCGCCAATGGCGCGTGAGGCGGGCGGCTTCCTCGCGCCGGGCATCGGCGGCGGGTGTGGGGTCGAAGGTGTCGTCGGTGAGCATGGTGGGAATTTATGATTTATGATTTATGACTTATGATTTAGGGGCTTCAGCGGGGCACGCGGAAGAATTGGCGGACTTCGTTTTCCAGCTCTTGGCTGGGGTTTTCGGGGATGAGGGCGCGGCGGGAGCTGTAGGGGTCTTTGGCGAGAATGCGGCGCGTTTTGACCTCGGCGAGGAGCTGCGCATACGCGCGCGTGGCGTTGTAGGCATGCACCACGGGGTGCGCCGGATGCGTGAGGCCGAGCTGGAGCGCGTGCGGATGCGGCTCGGTGCCGCGACGCTGGAAATGCTGGGCGACCGTGAGGCCCTGCGAAGGCGCGAATAAGTGAAACGCATCTGGAAACTCAATGCGGCGGCGCGGGGGCGCGCCCTCAAAGCCGGTGGCGGGGATGCCTGCGATGCTCACCGCGGCAGCGAGAGGCAGATCGGCAGTGCGGTGCAAGCGGGGGCTGGTGAGCATCTCATGCCACTCTGCGCCGGGCTGGTAGCGATAAAGTCCCTGCTCTTGGATCATCTTGTGCTCCCGCCCACGCATCATGAGGTGCAGCGCATCCATGTTCGCACAGGCAGCGAGGCCACAGAGCAGCGGGTGCAGGGGGTCGGTTTTTGCGAGTGCTCCGTCAATGAAGAGCTGGTGCAGATGGCGGCTGAAAAGCGTGGGCGTGCGGCTGAGCGTTTGATCCGCGATGTGAAAGCGGATGCTGGGCGTGCGGTTCTTTTCGCAGATGATGGTTTCGCGCGTTTCAATGGCGAAACCGAGACCGGCATACGCCGCGGCGGTTTTGGTGTCGGTGGTGGACCAGGTGGACATGGAAGAATCGAAGTGATGGCCCGCGCGTGTCAAAAACCGGAGCACGCTGCTGCGAAGCCGCGAAGCGAACCGTGAACAACGAACACGAAAAAGCCCGGTGCTCGTGAGAGACACCGGGCTGGGAACAACACACTGGAGGGATTACGGAGCCGCGATGGCGGCGGCGGATTTGACGAAGGGACGCACGGTGCCGGGGACGGTGCCGGAGAGGCCTTCATCATTGCTGGTGCGTTTCGGATTGCCCGCGATGACTGCCATGTCTGCGGTGACGACGAAGCCGAGGATGTCGCGGCCTTCGGCGACGTTCACGAGATCGGTGAGAGCTTGACCGGGATGCACGTTGCCGAGTCCCCAGCATTCGCCGAGGGCATTGAGGCGCGGGCGCAGGTTCAGCTCAAAGGTGAGGCGCGGATCGCGATACTCGGCATACACGACGGCGTGGGCGTCGCCTTTGTGCAGGACTTCATCGCGCTCGCCCGTCCAGGTGCAATCCAGGATGAGGGCACCTTCCTCATCGGTGTGGACATCGGCGGGCTTCACGCCATGGGAGATGATGGGTTCAACGTGGGGATCAGGAGCGGGCATGAGCGGAGAAAGGTGAGGGGTTCAGCGTGGAGAGGGTTTGAATCAGCCGCGATTACGAGCCCGTGGCGGCGGCGGTGAACTGCAGCCCGCGCGCTTTGAACAGGATGCACTTCGTGGTGCTTTTCGCGACGATGAAGGGCTTTGGGTGCCATCCGCTGGCAATGTCGGCCGTGGGGGCGATGCCGCCCGCGGTGCCGCTGAGCACATAGACCGGAGCCACCATGGACAGCGTGGCCCCGAGCGTGAGGTCATCGTCTTCATACACGACGGCGAGCACTTGATCGGCTGCGGCGGTGTGGGCGGCGAGGCCTTCGACTTCCGTGGTGCCGGTGCCATTGGCATCGGCGAGCTGCCATTTGCCATTGCCGTCCAGATAAACGGCCTGCCCGGCGGTGATGGCGACGCCCGCGACGGCGTGTTTGAATTTGGCGCGCGCGCCGGTTTTGAAGGACGCTGCAGTGACGCTGAGATCAGCGGCGGTGGCAGCGATGGGCGCGGCAAAAAGGGCGGTGACGGCGAGGAGGCGGAGGAGGTGCTTCATGGGTGGAGTGATGGAGTGGTGGAGTGCTGGAGGTGTCAAAGCCCGCGCTGCGCGCGGAATGACGAAACCCGAATGAGGAATGAGGAATTAACGAGGCAGCGTGACGTGGAAGGTGATGGCGATGATGCTTTCGGTGGCCCCGGTGTCTTCGCGGCGGATGTTTTGCGGGGCGGGGTAGCTGATGGCGTCGAGATGGTAGCCGGTGCGCAGCGCGACGGCGGTGGCGGCGTAGTATTCGTAAAACGCGGACTGGTTGCGCAGGCGGGCCAGGGCGGCATCGAGATAGCCATCCGTGGTGCTGCGATCTGATTGGCTGTGCAGGGTGACGAGGCACTGGATCTGCCGCGTGCGGCCCTCGCCCTGCTCATCGGCGGTGATGACGAGCGCGGGATCGGGCTTGTCTGCCCCGCTATCCATTTTCAACACGGGACAGACATCGACGGCGGGCATGCCATCGGTGCGGGCGGCGGTGGAGTTCAGGTAGCCGTCGATGAGGGTGACGAAGGTGGTGTCGAGCATGATGAAGCAAATGAGGAAACCAGAATGAGGAATGACGGGAGGTGTCAGAGTTTGAGGCTGCGCAGGTAGCCGCGGAGGGCGTGGGGGGCCTCGCTTTCAATGACGCGGAGCCGGTAGCGACCGGCGGCGGTGAAGAAGCGCTGCATGGCGCGCGAGGTATCGCCTGCCTTGAACTCCAGACGGACGCGCATGCCGGCGTTTTGGGTGAGGGTGGTCATGCGCGAGCTGGCGAAGCTGCGGCTGTGACGCCGCACCCATCCAGGCACGCCGGAGAGGGCTCCAAACCGGCCGTCATAGGCCAGCACCAGTGAGGCGGCTGCCATGCCCACGTTTTTTTGCTTCCGCTTCAGCCAGGCGCGCAGGTAACGCGGATCTTGAATGAAGGCGCTGGGCTTGTCACCGCGCACGCGTCCATTCGGCCCGCGGCGGCGCTGGTGCTCCGCGCCTTCATCGCGGGTGAAGTCGATCAGCTCGGGCAGGCTCAGTCGGCGTGCGAGCGCATTGGCGGCGACGAAGTCTTTACGCTTGATGGCTTTCCAATAGCCAGCGGCGGCTTGGCGATTCTTCGCCTTCATCATGGCGTAAATGTGTTTTTCGCTGCCATAGACGCGGCCCACATCGCGCACGATGGCGGCTTCACCTTGCTGGCGAGCGGCGGGGCCAAAAATGCCGCGATTTAAGCTCGCTGGCGGCACGATCTGCACCAGTCCTTTGTTTTTCCCACTGCTGCTGATGAGCGCGCGGGTGTGTTTTTTGATCAAGTCATCGCCCACTTTCTTCACCTGCGCCGGGGTGGCGCGGAGCTTGCGGATCAGCTTGTCCATGCCTTTGACCTGGGCGAGCGCGCTCATGCTTCACGAGGGGGAGGGCAGTTTGCGCTCGGCCTTGATGAGCCAGGCGACATCGGCGTCGTTTTGACCGGCGACATCGTCCACCTGGTAATCCACGCCGGCATAGGTGAGCACGCTGCGCTTGGCAGGCGCGGTGGGCAGAAGGCTTTTCAGCACGGTGGCGGTGAGCGGCTGCACGCGGTGCCAGAGGCCCGTGCTGGTGTCCATGCGATGCTGCACGGCCCCGAGGATGACCGCGGCCGTCAGAGTGGCACCGCCGATGGTGATGCGTTTGCCATGGTGGGCCTCAGCGTGACGCTGATGGCGGAGGGCGGCATCTCGGACGGCGGAGGGGCTCATAAATGACGAAGGACGAAGGACGAATGAGGAAGTCAGAAAAAACCCGCCGCGCCCCCAACCATGAAGTGCGCGACGGGTTATCTCTGAGCAACCAGACAACATCGAGGGCACGATGCTGATGGGTGGGGCGGGGTGTCAAAAAATCACCCGCGCCGGAAATACGCCGCGTGCTCATTGGTGGTGCGGCAGGCAACGACTTCGATCACGGCCCAGCCGTGGCGCGCTCGTTCCGTCATGAGGCTCGGAAGATCCAGCGGATGCGCGATCTCCACGGCGTGCTCAATCGGCGGCGTGAGTTTTTCGCCGGATTGAATTGAAGGAGGTAATGCTGCGGAGGGTTTGGTGGAAGGTTTTGCCATGCCGTGTCGGCGCTGTCAAAAAAAACGGCCCGCCGGTGAGGGCGGGCCGCGTGGGACTTGATGAACCTTCGATTAACCAAGGAGCGTGGCGACAAACTCAGGCTTCCAGACTTTGATGCCGTAGAAGGCCATCAGCTTGATCTGGTTCATGCCGTAGCCTTTGTAGAGGCGGGCGGAGAAGCTAAGTCCGGTCTTTTCATCGACCAGCACCGCGATCTCTTCGCCAGCGTCACCACCAGGCGGCTGCGCAGGCGGGCGCATAGCGAGCTCGATGGCGGAACGGTGGAAACCGAGATTGGCAACGTAGCTGTCGCCGATCGTGATTTCCGAGGCCGTGGTGCCCGCGACGCGAAGACCAGGGTGATTGATGACGATGTCGCCACTGGTGGAGGTGCTGCCGGTCTTGACGACGTATTTGTTCGCCGTGTCGGTATCCATCGCGATCACATCGCCAGCCTTGATGCCGGTGGTGTTCACGGTGCCGCCTTCAAAGCTCAGCGTGGTCTGGCCGATGGCTTCGCTGCCGCTGAAGTCGTAGCCGGTGCCCGCGCCCTTGGTGTGGGAAGCCACACCTGCGGAGGTGCGGATGGAGAAGCCGCTGATGTTCAGCAGCTCGCCACGACGCAGGAGCGAATCACCGCCCGCTTCGTTGACCTTGGTGAGCTGGCTGAGATTGCGCAGCTTCGTGCCGGCGGCGGTGCTGATGACGAGCGAAAGCGCGCCGTCATCCATGGGGCAGCCATTGTCTTCGAGGATCTGGCGCAGCTCGTTGATCGTGTTGAAGTTCGACGCGAATGGAGTGGTGCCAGCGGTGCCAGTGGCGCGGGAAGCGCCGACATAGACCGCGCTGCCGATGGCGCTTTCGATCGTGTTGATGATCTTGCGGATGGACTGCGCATAGAGCTGCTGAAGAGCAAGCTCCGCGCCGACGGTGTTGGCGAGTTGCGCGAATTGCTCACCTTTCAGCGGGATGCTGGCTCCGGCGTAAGAGCCGAGCGTGAGCGTCTCCACCGCCGTCGTGATGTCGTTGGCATCGGGTGCCGTCATCGCGGGCGTGTAGCTCGTTTCAAGCGTGGGCTCCGTGGTGCGCAGGGAGGTGACGGTGCCGCCGGCGGAGACGCCTTCGGAGCCACCGTTGACCAGCACGCCTTGAGCGAAGCCAGTGGGTTCGCGGGCGACCATGTCGCGCGCCTGATACAGGATTTCGGTAAGTCCGGTGAGTGAGATGTCGTTAGCCATGATGTTTTAGAGCGTAGGGTGGAGGTGAGGGGTGATGGATTGGAAGTGTCAAAGATCAGTCTTCGAGTTTGCCACCGGCAGCCATGAAGGCATTGCGCTCGGCGTGGGGCAGCGCGTTGAAGGCGGTGCGGGTCATGGTCTTGGCTTGCTGGGTGCCACCCTGCGCACCTTGAACCGGCGCATTGCCACCTGCTGCCGCAGCGGCTCCGTTGGTGAGGAGGGCCTTGATGTTGGCAAGCTCGGTTTCGATCGCGGTGATCTTGGCTTTGTCCGCCTGCGTGGCATCGGTGATGCGCGCGGTGAAGGCGGCTTTCACATCGGCGTCTTCGAAGTCGATGACGACGTTTTTGGCGGCGGGTTTGTGCGCCTTGAAGGCCTCAACGGCCTGGTCTTCGGTGCAGTTTTCCGGCAGGGGGATGCCGAGGGCGGAGGCAAGAGCGAGGAGTGCTTTCATGTGTTCAGTTGTGGAGGTGAGGGCCGTGATGGGCGCAACGGGCGGCGGTGTGTCAAAGAGGGCGCGGGGCGCATGGCGCAGCGCGGCGGTGATGCGGGCGGTCTTGAAGGCGGAGGCGCTGAGCGCGACTTCATCGGTGGTGGCATCGGCGAAGCCGTGCTCCACCGCTTCTTCGCCGGTGAGCCAGGTCTCGGCGTCCATCATGTCCATGATGTCCTCGTCGGTTTTTTTGGTGCGGTCGCGGTAGGCGGCGACGAGGCTGCTCTTGATCTTGTCGAGCAGGTCAGCGAGCTGGCGCATGTCCGCCGCATCTCCCATGGCGAAGCCGCTGGGGTTGTGGATCATGAGGAAGGCGTTGCGCGGCATCTCGATCCGCGTGCCTGCCATGGCGATCACCGATGCCATGGAGGCGGCGAGGCCTTCGATGCGCACGGTGACATTCCCGCGAGCCTTCAGCGCATGGTAGATGGCAAGACCGTCAAAAACCTCACCTCCGGGCGAGTGGAGTGAAAGATGGATCGGAGTCGCTGCCGCGATGCTGCGGAGCTGCGCGAGGAAGTCTTTGGCACTGACGCCCCATGATCCGATTTCATCGTGGATGGAGATTTCAGCGGGCGCATCGGCGGTGGCGGCATTGCGAATGGTGAACCAGGTCTTGCGGGACATGCTGGCGGGCGCATGTCAAAGCGGCGTGGACACGTTGAAGCGTGAACAACGAACTCTAGGCATCCAGCTCGGCTAGTCTTTAACGCTCTCTCCTTTTGGTCCCGTAATATGAACAAAAAGCTCCATTTCTACTTCGAGACTTTTTTGCTGCTGCATCGCTCCAACTGCATGCGAGAGCACATTATACATCACACAATGCTTTGAATTGTGTTTGTTTTTGGATAAAGCCGCTTGCTTACCAAGCACATAAGTGAGCGCAAAAATTGCATCTTGCGCACACCTACGCTCTCCATCTTCGCCGAGGTCAAGGCAGTGATCTTGAATGGTTTCCTCGAATTTTTCAATTAGACTATCTGCTAAATTCTTTTTCATGCTGTTTAGTGCGTTGTAAGACCGGTGTGAGGATAGCAAGGGAATGGGTGGCAAAGAAATGCCGGAGGTTTTTATTCCATTGCCACCCATTCCCTTGCCTAATCCATTGCGGCGATGTCGGCGGCGAGGGTTTCGGGGCTGAGGGTGTTGAGCGTGCCCGCGGCGGCTTGGAGTGTCTTGAGGCCCATGCCGATGGAGATGGCGATGGAGGCGGGGATTTTGACCTGGTCGATAGGTGTGCCAGTGGCCTGCGAGATGGCGAAGCGGATGCTGTTGAGCTTTTGCTCAATGGCGGCGTGGCGCACGGCCTCGCCATCCATGCCGGTGCGGCGCTCGATGAAGTCATCGGGGGTGATGAGGTTTTCACCGAGGTTTTCGAGGTCGGCTTTGTTGTCGCGTCCGGCATCGACGGTGGGATCGGGATCGGTGACGAAGTCGATTTGGTTCCAGTCGGGGACCGTGGCGTAGGCGTAGAGCGGGCCGCCGGGCTGCATGGCGGTGCCGATCACTTTTTCCCACAGCCATTCAAGGAAGGGGTAAAGGCGGGCGCGGAGTCCCTCATGGGCGCGGGCGACTTGCTGGAGCAAGCCGCGATATTCAACACCGCCGACTTTGCCGCGGGTGAAGATCCACTCAGGCGGATACTTCAGCTCGAAGAGGAAGGGGTGGATGAGATCAGCGAGGATGTCGCGAAAAGGGATGCCTTCGGAGGGGTTGTTGAAGAAGTTAAAGGATTCGTTGTCGCTGAGAGGCAGGAAGACGGCTCCTTCGGCGACTTCGACGAAGCGGCGGCCGGTATCGGCGGCGGGGGTGCCGCTCTGCTCGGCGACGGCGATCTGCTGCATGGCATTGAGCATTTTGCCGTCGCGGGTGGTGGTGGCTCCGAGGAGGGAGGCGCGGACTTTGGCGCTGTGCTTGCGGAGGGCTTTGAGATCGAGGGAGTCGAGGAGATCGCGGCCGCTGGCGAAGATGATGGGATCGCCGTGGTATTGATGGATGCGGGTGGGGTCTTTGAGGTGGAAAATGTTCCGGTGCCCCATGGCATTCACCGCGGCGATGTCGGTGAACTTTTTGGACGGCATGTAGCCGGTGGCATCCGCGTCTTGATTGAGGCGGAGGAGCTGGAGCTGATCGAGGCCGTTGTATTGGAGGCCATCGAACCAGCGGAGGCTGCGGGCCTCGGTGGATTTCACATCGCCGTTGGTGAGCTGGTCACGGCTGACGAGCTGGATTTGGAAGGCTCGCTTGCTGCGGTCATTGAGGCTCCAGGATGCGCCGCCGGGCTCATAGACGGGGAGGATGAAGAGCTCACCATCGCCCAGCATGGCGGAGAGGAGCATGGGCTGGATGGCAAAGAGGTTGTGCTCCTTGCGGATGTCGATGGCGGGGGATTCGGCCCACTTTTTGAAGAGAGCGGTGGCTTCGCGGCGGAAGTCGGCGTTTTGCGAGATCGACTTGCAACCGATGCCTTTGCCGACGGCTTCACGCGGAAGCTGCTGGATGCCATAGCGCACCTGCGGAATGCCTTCTTCGCTTTGCAGGAAGCGGGAGATTTGCACGAGGTCTTTGCTGCGTTGCATGCGCTCGACGCTCTTGAGGCTCCAAGGCGTGTAACGCGGGGTGGTGCGGTAGCTGCCGGGCGTGGTGGAGGTGGCGACGTTGGTGATGGGCGTGTCGCGGGCGATGGCGGCGGGCGCGGCGGAAACGGGGCGTTTTTTGCGTGGCATGGCGGCAAATGAGGAAACCAGAATGAGGAAGGACGAATGAATCAGCCCAGGAGGGCAGCAGGTTCACGGCCGGGTGCGAAGCGGATGCCGAAGGGGCGGCGCTCGGAGTTGGCGACGAGTCCGGCGATTTGGTTTTCGAGGGCTTCGATGGCGGCCTGGACGGCCTGACGGCGCTGCTCGGGTGAGGAATCGCGGAACTGCGCGGAGTGGGAGGAGCCTTCAAAGGCATGGGCGGTGATCTCGGCTCCACTGCGATCTTCGGCGAGAAGGAGGTATTGATCGGTGAGCCATTGGAGCTGCGCGGCGTTGTCGCCCGGATGCAGGATGCGGGCGTGGAAACGATAGTCGGAAGTGAGGTCTGCGATGGATACGGCCGCCATGCGGGCGGGTGGGTGTCAAAGGGGCGGCGGTGGACCGTGGTGACGGCATTGACCGGAGTGACGAGGGGGCTTGCTAGTTGCCGGGCTGGGGGTTCAGCTTCTTCTTTGCAGCGTTGGCTGCATCATAGAGTTGCGACATCACCAGCTTTTCCAGTCCGTTGCTGCCGTGGTTTGCCAGTCTGTTTGCCTCGTCATAGCAGACTCGCATGAGTTCGCGGACAGTTTGCTCCAGTTCGCGCATTTTGTGAGCGACGTAGTGCATTCCGCAAGCTTGTCGATTATAGCTTTCCCATGCGTCATCAGTCACCGGCGAAGCTGAACCATCGGCTGGAGAGCCAACCTCACTTAGCGGTTTAGTTGCTAGGGTGCTATCCGGCTTGCAATGGTAGTTTGGTAGATCGTCGCTCATAGTGTTGGTTCGTTCAGTGTCTCAGCCCCAGCGTTCAAATCATCCCACCTGCACGGAGGAGCTGGTAGTCAATGCAGGTGTATTTGGAGCAGTCGCCGAAGTGGTCGGCAGGGACTTTTTGCCATTCGCCGTCGGCGTCGCGTTTTTGGCCGGTGTGGCCGAGCTTGACTTCGGGGTCGGCATCGCAGGGGAGATGGAAGCCGCCGTCGGTGCGTTTCATCATGCGGTTGGCGTAGAGCATGTTTTTCACCTCGCGGTCGTTGAAGATGAGGAGGGACATCTGCGGGCGGGTGGCGACGCGGGTCTCGTGGAGCTGGCCGTGCTTGGCGTCGGAGCCTTTGACGGCGATGAAGAAGCCTTTGGAGGCGGCGCAGACGTCGAGCTGCTCGTCTTGCATCCAGCCGGTGTCGAGGTAGCCGCGCACGGGGAATACTTTTTCGTTGGTGCCCTCGACGATGATGTGGCGGGCGCGGAGGAAGTCTTTGGCGAGCAGATCCTTGGACGAGACGACGGTGCCCCAGTCGCAAACCCAAACGCCGCCGTCTTTGGCGAGCGCGACGAGCTCCCAGTGCGTGGTGGCTTCGCCGGGGTCGGCATTGAGGAGGAGGCGGAGGGGCTTGAAGGGCAAGGTGCCGCGTCGATAGAGCGGGCGGCCGTTTTTGCCGTCGGCGATGGCTTTGACGACGTCCTCCATCTTGAGGTTGACGTTGAATTCGGTCCAGGGGCGGGCGAGGCGGCTGTTGTAGTAGTCCTGGAGGCCGAACATGTCCTTGAGCGAGTCGAGGAAGTCCCAGGCCATGGTGCCGAAGCTCTTGGTGGGTGAGTAAAAGGAGGGGAGGATGAAGGTGCGGCGGTTTTTGGCGGCGAGTAAGTTGTGGCGTTTTTCGAGGCAGCCTTCGACCATGGCTTGCTTGTGTAGCTCGGTGATCTCGCAGCCGTTGTGCGGGCAGAGGTAGCGCACGGATTCGCGGACGCGGGTCTCGTCCCACTGGCCGGAGGCTTCACGGGCGGACTTGTCCCAGGTGAGCGATTTGTAATCGCTGGGCAGGGTGAGTCCGAGGTGGGTGTTGTAGTCTTCGACATCTTCCGGGCGGCCGATGAAGTCGAGATAAAACCAGCCGTGGCAGTGCGGGCACTCGGTGTAGAAATGGGTCTGGTCTCCGGCGAGGATGTATTTCCAAAAAGGATGCGTGGGGCTGTTTGGCGTGCTGGAGTAGTAGTGAAATTCGAGAGCGCCAAAGCCGTCGGTGCGTTTGGCGATGAGGTGAAACGGGTGGGCCTCGGGTGCCTGGTCGCTTTCGCTCTGGATGAGCTTGGAGGCTTCGTCGCATAGGGTGATGCCGTAGGAGCCGCCGGAGAGGGCACCGGGGGAGTTGCCGCCGACCAAGTTGACCATGCCGCCAGAGAGATCCATCGACATGGAACGGTAGCGGTCGGAGTTGGCGGGCTTGCAAGCGGCGAGGATGGGATTCTCGTCGATGAGCACCTGCATCCGCTTTTCGCTGAGCTCGGTCTTGGTCCAGTCGCGTGAGCTGCCGATCATGAGGATGGGCATGGGGGCGTTGACGAGTCGATACGAGGCCCCGAGCGTGAGCATGGTCGTCTTGGCGATCTGCACCCCGGCGGAAACGCCGCACTCGTTGATGCCCGCCTCGGGGTTGAAGCATTCCAAGATGGGCCGCTGAAACGGGCGCGAGGCCGTGCGGAACGGCCCGGCGGAGTTGGGTGCCATTTTGCGGGGGAGGATGATGTTCTCCTCCAGCCAGGGCACGACGGCTTTACGACGCTGCGTGCGGAACATGCCGAGGACTTCGCTTTGCACGGCGGCGGCGCGGCGTTGCTGCGGCGTGGGGTTCATACCGTGAGCTCCGCGAGGACGTTTTCGAGCGCGGGGTTAAATTCCTCTTCACGCCACTGCGAGATCGCCCGCATGGCATGCTGCGGGTTATCAGGATTGGCCCGCTGGGCAATGCGGCCTTCAAAGGAGGCAAAAAGCGAAACGAATTTCATGAGCGCGGCTTTGGCGTCCTGCCAGGCGGACATGGGCTGTAGTCGTCCGCTTTCCAGCTCGGACTGCACTCGACGCTGCCGAGCGAGGTGGTAGGACTTCAACGAATCGGCCGCGATTTTCACAAAGCCGATTGCCGCCATGGGATCGCCCTGCTTCAAAGCCTGCTCGCGCTGCGCATTGGCAGCGACGAGCCCGGCCCACGCCTGACACTCGGCATACTCTTCGGGCGTCCACTGATCCTGCGGCTTTTCCATCGCAGGCGGTGCCACATGCACCAGCCGATCCCCCGGGGGCGTCTGCCCACCCATCACCGCCACCAGTGCCCGCTTCTGATCCTCGCTAGGATCGGAGACCTCCAATGCCTTTGCCCCCTGCGTCGCCAAAAACGCCACGTAGTCCGGATGCCGGTTTTTGGCATGCAGCTGCGCCGTGCGAAGGGCTACCCCCTTCGCAGCCATATAGAGCTTCACCAGCCCCGATTCTGCATGCGACCGCGCCATGATGCGTTTTCAGTGTCAAAGCGCATCAAATCCGCGCAAAGCGCAAAACTTGCGCCCAAACCATGCGCAAACACGTTTGCGCACCCGCTCGCTCAAAACCGTGGAG